CCCAGGCGCGGTCGCTTTCGGCTTCGGTGGCGGACCAGTAACGAGCGTCGCCGTCGAAGTCCATCGCCTCGGCGTTGCCGACCTGGAACGCACTGATGGTGGTCTGCTCGGGGGGATCGTTGACGTACGAGTCGCCTTGCGGGTCACTGCTGGGGTTGCCCCAGTCGGGGTACTGGCCAGCCGGGAAGTCATTGTCGCGTGTGCCAGTATCCATCTCTTCAGTCCCCGGCTTGAAGTGCCGGTGCAGCAGCTCCAACTCGTCAAGCGCCGGGATGTACCAGTCGGAGCCGCCGTCGTCCGGCACCGGGTCGGACGTGCGCACCTCGTCGCAGAACTCGAAGATCGGGAAGTCGCTCAGACTCCCCGCGTTGCCGCCGATGATGTAGTCGGTGACGTACAGCCCATCCCAGCGGGTGCGCGCCTCAGCCACACCCTCCCGCGAGTCACGCCACTCCAACTCGGTGTCCGGCTCACCGATGCTCTTGGGNNNNACGATCAGCGCGTACCGCTTGCCGTCCTGNCGGGTGTCGTCGCTGTCAATGTCGTCCGAGTGCTTGGCTGTGTCGATAATCCCGGCGNANAAGCCGCCGNNCANCTCCNCNCCNAAGTCGTCGCTGTCGATGGCATCCTGCAAGCCGTCCGGCAGCACACTCAGCGACGCTGACCCGTCCAACAGCCGGCCCGCACGCGACACCCGCACATCACCCGACTCCTCAGCGACCTCATCCTGACCCTCCAGGAACGCCTCACCATGCCAGCCCGTGAACCCCTCGGTCTCACCAAGCACGTCGGCTTCCAACTGCCACAGGCGAACATTCGTCTCCGCGAGCTGTGCCTGCACCTCTTGGAACTGATCGAGCCCCTCGACGTTCTGCGTCACCTGCCGCCACTCGTCGCCGGCGTAGTAGTAGACCGCCGCGGTCACACCACCATCATCGACGACCGCGAACCGATGGAACGACGGGTCCACATCGTCGAGATCATCCTCGCTGTCGACAACGAGAACGCGGCCCGGCACCTCCATGAACTGGCGCACGTCAGAATGGCCGCCCGTCTCCCCGGACCCCGCGGCAACCAGCACCTCAGCGAGCGGTTCCTGCCAGCGGCCCTCCGTATCGGCCACGTCGTCCTGGGCGGGACTCGGCGCCTCGGGCTCACTGGCAGGGGTGCCCTCGACCACCTCGACGTAGGCCTCGCGCTGGTCGTCCCGCCAGTCGGCAGTGAGCACGACGAGGTCGATGCGGTCGTCCTCAAGGTCTGCGTCCGGATGCTCCACCGTCTCGTCATCCTCAACGACGACCTGATGGCCGGCGACGAACGCCATCCCCGGACGCACCACGCTCTCAAGCTCGCCCGACACCGCCTCGACCAGCATCTCCTGGTCGACGTCAGCGATGACGCCGCCCTGGCGCATGTGCACCATGAACTGGCGCCACTCCGGCGCGCCCCACGGACGGTTTGGTGGCGCAAACGGCCACGCGTTGACGGTCATCAACGACTCCTAATCACGATCACGTCTGTCTTGGCGACGCTCGACCTCACCGACACGCTCCAACACCCGCAGCCGACGACGCGGCGAACCCCGCCCCAACACCGGACGGGCGATCACCGCCGGCCCACCATCCGGCCCGTCACCGGCGAGCACCTCGACCTCGACCTCCTCGATCGTCTTCGAGAGGCGCTCCCCGTCGATCTCCACCGTCACGAGATCGCCGACGTCCCAATCGGCCCTCCACCGCGCCGATTCAGACTCGACAACCTCAAGCGCGATCCGCTCTTCGGCGGCCTTCTCGTCTAACGCGTCATCGCCGGCGGCCTCAAGGTCGTCGACCTGATCGTCTTCGGGATCGTCTTCGTCGGCGTCGTTGCGCGCGTCCACCCAAGCCTCAATGCGACCGAACTCGGCGACCGCATCGGCGTCCTCACGCTCGACGATCAGCCGGTCCGCGCCCTCACCGGGACCCGCGACGATCGCGACCGTCGCCCCCGGCATAGTCGTCTCCGACTCGACGTCGACGAGCGTCCCACGGCTACGCGAGAACACGACGCTCCTGGTGCGGTCCGCTTGATCGGCGGCGGTGAACTCAAGCTCCTGCTGTCCGGCAACCTGCTTGAGGTCGCAGACGACCTTGCCCTTCCGGCCCAGCCGCTCGACCTCCTCGGCGACCACCGGGAACCGGCGGCGGGCGCGGACCGTCTCCCCCACCCCGGAGGCGTCCGCAACCGTCAGACCGTCGATCTGACGGTCCGACAGCGCGTCGGTGCCGGCGTGCCGCTCCACCATCTCGGCGAGCACTTCGCCTGCGGGGCCACTGCGATCCATCCGCTTCGGCTGGTCGCCGTCCGCGTCTTCCTCGTAGTCGGGGTACGCCAGCCGCCCCTCGAGCAGCGCGAGATCGCTGCGGACGGTGAGCTCCACCACGTCATCGTCCGGCGTGTCATCGCGGCGCCGCTCAACGACTCGGCCTGACAGGATGATCTCGCCAGCATTGTCGAGGACGACCCCGCAGCCGCGCACCAGACTCTCCGCCTGGTTGGCGGGCAGCTCCAGCGTCGCGGTCGCCGGCTTGTTCCACCGCAGCACTAGATCGGCGCGGCGAAACTCGCGCTCGCCGGTGAACCGCAGGTCATCGTCTCGGACGCGCAGCCTCACGGCGCGATCCTTCGCGGCCGATACCGCAGGCGCACCAGCGAGTCGTCGGTGCCGTCGTCGAGGTCGACGTTGAGCACATTCACGCCGGGCTGCAACGCAAACAGCGTGCTGCCCAAGGTCAGGTGGTCGTAGATGCTCTCGCCGTCCAGCTCGACGGTCTTGACGCCCGGCTCGGTGTCGATCACGAGTTCCTCGCCGTCGTCGAGGGTGAGGTCGTCGAACTCGATCACGTGGCCGGTGGTCTCGTTCTCGATCCTAGGCACGCCCGGGCCACGCAACAGCCAGTACGGCCACGCGTCCGCGTCCCCCACGTTGTCCTCACTGACAGTGGCGATGATCGTCGCCCCCGCCAACCGCAACGGGAAGCCATCGTCGCCGAAGAAGTCCGGCGCGGACACCTTGTACTCGCGGATCGCCTCGTCGCCGCGCCAATACGGGTCGGGTGCGCGCCACACCAGCTCGGCGGGCTGATGCGTGGCGTTCCCATCACCGCCCGACGCGACGACCTCGGCGACGCGGCCCACAAGGTCGGCGGTCTCGCCGTCGTCATGCTCCACCCGCAGCCGCGCGTCACCGCGACGCGGATCCGTGAACCCGGTCAGCTTCCGCAGACGGTCGCGGAGCTCGGTGCGCGACTTCGCAGCGACCAGCACGGGGATGTCAACGTCGCGTGGCTCGACCCTGACCCTGCGCAGCCGTCCACCCTGACGGCCAACCGCCGGATCCGTCTCCACCTGCGCGGTCGGGGCGACCAGCCCCTCCCAGCCGCGCCCAAGGTAGACGCCCTCCGACCCGTCGAGCGGGAGGGTGCGGCCGTCAGCGGCGACGATCGTCACCTTCATGCGTTCAGCCGATCAACGCGGTTCAGCGACGTGACCAGCGTCTCCCGCTGCTGCCCCTCAAGAAGCCGGCGGATCTGCCGCAACTCGTGACGGTCCATCCCACCGCCAGCCGCATCGTCGACCGACACCTGCCCGGCGATCTCACCGCCCAGCGAACCGACCCAGCCGAGCATGTGATCCGCACGATCCATCATGCTCTCCTCCAGCCCGCCGATGATCGCGTCGCCCTCGTCGGTCAAGAGCCGCCGGTCGACCTGGATCGGCCCCTTCAGGTCGGCGATCTGCGAGCCCAACCCGCCAACCCAGCCGGTCACCGAGCGCCACATGTCCTTCATGCCGCTCCACAGACCATTGATGATGCTGCGGCCCGCGCCTGCCAGCAGGCTGCCCAGCTCACCGAGGCCGTCGAGGATCATGCCGGGCACGTCCCTGATCCACGGCAACAGGCTGTCCGACCAGAAGTCCTTCATGCCGCCCCACATGTCGCTGATCGCATCCGCACCGAACTCGAGGATCTTCGGCAGCAACTCGGCGAGCGACGACAGAACCTGCGGGATCAGGTCGGTGACGATCCACGCGAGAATGTCGGGCAGCGCCTGAATCAGACCTTTCAGCAGCGACGCGATCAGGTCAAGGCCAGCCTCAAGGATCTTCGGCAGGTTGTCCCAAATCGACTGGAGAACCGACGGGATCAGGTCGGTGATCACGAAGTCGATAATGTCGGGCAGCGCCTCAAGCAGCCCTTCGAGGAGCGACAGGAGCAGCTCAATGCCCGCGTCGAGCAGGTCCGGCAAGAAGCCAAGGATCGCTTCTAGCAGATCGTCGATGACGTTCATCGCCGTGTCGAGCAGATCCGGCAACGCGTCGATGAGACCATCGATGAGTCCCATCAGCAGTTCGATGCCGGTGTCGAGCATGTCGGGCACGAACTCGAGGATCAGGTCGAGCGTGTCGGTCAGAATGTCGGACGCCGCGTCGAGCAGGTCGGGTAGCGTCTCAAGGATCCCGTCAACGATCGCAGCGAACAGTTCCAGCGCCGTCTCGATAAGGTCGGCGCGGAACCCCATCATGTTCGCCAAGAAGTCAGGGAACGACTCGGCGAACGACGCGATCGCGTCAGGGATCGTCTCTTGCGCCCAGTCGATGAACGCGGTCGCCCACCCCGACAGCTGGTCGAGGATCTGCGGGCCAAGCTCCGCCATCCGGTCTTGCAGGAAACTAATGCCGCCGGCGATGCCGTCCTCGCGGAACGCGTCACCGAACTCTTGCAGCAGCGGCAGGATCGTCTCGCTGATGAACGGGAACAGCGTGTCACCCATGAACTCGACGAGCGGCATCGCCGCGTCGCGCATGAACCCTTGCAGCGCCGTGGTCACGTCGTGCCACGCGTCCTGGAACCTCGCGCTGGCCTCGATCTGCTCTTCGGTCATGCGACCGTGGCCGTCCATCGCCTCGGTCGCCTCCTCGAGGGTGAGGGAACCGTCCTCGAGGGCGGGCTGCAGATCACGCGCCACCCGGTCGCCGAACACCTCCGACGCCTGCGACGCCCGCTCTGCCGGATCCTCGATCTCCATCAGCCGGTCGATGGTGTCGCCCATCACCGCTTCGCTGTCGCGGATGTCGCCGTTCGCGTCCTTGATGTCGACGCCGAGGTCGCGGAACGCGTCGGCGTACTGATCGTTGCCCCGCGCGGCCTCGCCGACCCGCTGGTTCAGGCGGCCAACGGCACGCTCAAGCGTCGAGGACTCCACCCCGTTCTGCTCGGCCCAGTAGTTGAAGTCCTGCAGCGCGTCAGTGGACACGCCGAGGCGGCTTGAGGTCTTGTCGAGCTCGTCGCCGAGGTTAGCGGTCTGCCACGCCGACGTGACCGCCGCCGCCCCCGCAGCTGCGAGCGCAGCGCCAGCGGCCGCGGCACCCTTGCCGACCGTCGACGCGATGCCGCCCATGCGTGACTGCGTCGTGCTGTCGGCCTCTTGCAGATCACTGTCGAGCTGCGACGTGTCCGCGGTGAGGTCGAGGACCGCCGACCCGAGCGACGCCATACGCTACTCCTCCCCGCCCGGTGCGACTGCTCGGATACCATGCGCGCCCAACACGCCAGGCGACACGGGCTGCGCCCGCTCACCCTTCCGGGCCGCCTTCTCGAGCTGGCGACGCGCCTTATCAGCCGCGCTCTTCTTCACACGGCCAGCGCCCATCGCCGAAGCGGAGATCGCCGACAACTGCTCCGACGCCTGCAACCTCGGCAACTGGTCCGCACACGCGCGGATCAGACAGATCGGCGTGTCCAGCCACTGGCCCACCGGCCCGCCATAGAAGCGAGCCAACCGGGGAATCAGCTCGCCCCAGTCGACGCGCCCTCCGCCGCCGCTGCGGGCTCCCGCCCGGAGGGCGCCTGCGCGAGCCCGCTCATGAAAGCCTCCACCAGCCGCGCCCGACGCAGGAACGGCATGGCAGCGACACGCTCCCGGTCCACATCAGGAAGGACGATGCAGGCGGCCTCCGTCATCGCCGACTCCGCCGCCTCGGCCGCAGCCTCGTCGAACACGTCGGCCGACTGGTACTGCTGCATCGCCGCGATCCGCGCAAGGTCACGCGGCCCGATCGTCTGCGGCGACGCCATCCACACGACGTCGCCATCGTCGATTCTGACGGGCCGCCGCTCACCCTCAACGGCGGTCAGGTCAAGCAGCGGCTCGGTCATCAGGCGCCCTCAGCGACCAGACGGATCTCGTCGCCCTCGTCAGGCTGCAACGCGGTGAACTCGAGCTCCAACCCGGCAGGCTCGCCCTTGGAGAACTCGGCCTCCGGCTCACCACTCTGGTAGCAGCGCGGCACCTCAAACTGCGCATACCCACCCCGGTCGTAGGGCGACGCGCCGCGCGCCAGCAGCGCGAACTTCGCCGTGTTCGCGCCGCGCTCGAGGTTCAGCGACTTCTCTTCGCCGTCCTCCTCAACGTCGTTGCCCGTAAGCCACGCCCACGTCTCCGGCCGCATGTCATGCACCTGGACCGTGAACGTGATCGTCTCCTCGGTGCGGAACGCCTCCACCGGCAGCGTCGCCGACCCGCGGTACTCCTCGACGTCCTGGCCGAGCTCGACGGTCACACCGTCCTCGCCGACGTTCTCGGGAAAGCTCTTGCCCAACAGCTCCCAGTCGCCCTGAGGGTCCTCGCCGAGCTCGGGGAACGTCTCGCCCTCCGGCGCTAGGTAGACCTCAAGCGGCTGTGCGATCAGCTCTGCACGACTCATCAGTTACTCCTTCTCGCTGGCGAACCAGTCGCCGTAGACCTGCCATGTCGTCAGCACCAGCGGCCAGCCGGTGTCGCTCTCTTGCAGCTGGTTGGGGCCGCCGGACAGCGCGCACCAGCGCACCAGACCGTGGCTTGTGGACACGTCTTGGACGTTGTGAAGCAGGTTGCGGACCTGCCGGTCGACCTTCGAGGCCTCCCAATCCGAGTCGTGGTAGACGCGCACGTCCACCGTCGCGTCCACCGACGGGAGGAACCCGATCGTCAAGCTGCCGCCACCCGACCCGCGCACCAACGCGCCCGGCGGCTCGCCACGAAACGACGCGCCGTAGACGGGGACGCCTAGCTGCGCGTCCAAGACCTCAACAACGGCAGCGACCGGATCACTCATTCGACGCGACTCCTGATCCGATCCGCCAACTGGCCGTACTGGTCATCAGCCGCGCGGCGCTTCGCGTTGTCACCCGGGATGAAGGGCGTGCCGACCTCCCAGAAGAGCTCATACCACGGGTCGCCGCGCTTTTCTGGGAACAGGCCCCACCGTCCCTTAGGCGGATCACCCGACGCCGGCTCCGACTCGAGACCCGCGATGGACCCGGACCGGCCCGCTGCGGCCTGCCGGGCGCACGCCTCCGTCGTCTCGTCGATCGCCTCCACGGCAGCGTCACGAACCTTGCGGGCGATCTCCTGGCCGCGCCACTCCTTGATACGGGCAGTCACGACACGGCCCTCACGCTCGCGTCCAAGTGGTTGCGCTCGCGGGCGACGTACTCGACGGTGCGATCGCGCAGCAGCAGCTCGTCGCCACGCTGATCCGTCACCGACACGACCCGATCCCCTTCTCGGAGGTCGGCGTCGCGGGAGACGATGATGTGCTCGTCCGCCACGACCACCGACCGGTCATCCGAGATCGCCTCACGGCCGGACTGCGCCCACCAGTAGGCAGGCTCGCCGTCAAGGATCGTCTCGACGTCCGTGCCGCCGCCGTACGGGTCGGAGCCGTTCTCCGACTCGCGCTCCGTCGTCACACGCATCGACAGGCGGGGATTCACGGCCACACCTGCTGGGTGATCCGCTCCGGCTGCTGCCAGATGCGCGGCCCGTAGTTGTCGAAGCCAGGGTCGGCCTGCAACTCGACGCTGCGCCACGACCCCTTACCGGCGGCGCGACGCGCGACCCGCTTCTCATGCGACGTCAGGAACACGTTGCCGGGCTCGCCACCGTCGCGCTGCCACGAGTAGTTGCCGATCGACTCGGACGTCAGGTCGTCCGGGTTTTGAATCGCCCGACGGACGGCGGCGACGACGACCGGGATGATCTCGTCCGGCACGCCGCCGCCGTTCTCGTCGGTGAAGTCCACCGCGGCCACCGACCGGACGAGGGCGGAGGCGTCGTCGATGAGCGCCTCGACACGTGTCCGCTCCTTGTCGGAGAGCTCACGGTCGAAGCGGACCTCGAAGTCCTCGACCTTGATGAGCGGTTCACTCATGCGGCGCCTCCGCCCCTACCGTTACGCCTCAAGCTGGAACTTGAAGATGCGGTCCTCGTCGACGACCTTCGACCCGGCGAAGGTGGCGAGCATGCTGCTGGTGGCCGCGTAGCGGGCATCCCACTGGAACACCTGCGTCAGCGTCAGCGGGCCCTGCGTCGCCGACGCGGTGTCGACCATGCCGGTCTGCCCGCCGCCGGGAGCGCTGATGACCGGCCGCTTGTTCGCCATCGCGAAGCCCGACCGGTGGTAGGCAACGGCGATGTCAGGGTCGAGCGCGTTGGACTCGACGAACGTGAAGCCGTACAGCTGGCCGACCATCGCCTGACGAAGCGCGTTGTCGTCACCGCTGGCGTCTACCCGCACGAACTTGTCGATCTTCAGCAGCTCCGAGGTAACTTCGGGGCCGTGGGCGATGTACCGGTTGCCGGCCGGCACGTCGTTCTTGGACAGGTCCTCGCGGGCCTGCAGGATCGCCGCCTCAATGTCGTCGGCGTTGCGGCCAACGGACGCCTCGTCGTTGTCGAGGTCGTTCATCTCCGACGCGAGGGTGTTCTCGGCGCCGCGCGCCACCGCGTCCACCTGCACGTCAGTCACCTGAGCGGCGAAGTCCACCAGCTCCAGGGTCAGCTCCTCATGGGCCAGCCGCGTCGCGTGGTAGATGTAGTCCATGGACAGGTCGACGTTCGCCTCGGTGACGTCGTCGTAGGTGATCTCCTCGGCCTTGTCGGACCGAGTGTTGCTCGAGCCGGGCTGCGGGATCCGAATGGTGACGGTGCCACCAGACGGGCCGGAGAACTCGCCGGCAGGGGCCATCGTGACGGTCTGCGGCAGCACGATGTTGCGTGCCAGCAGCTCGATCGCCGCAGAGCTCACCTGCTTGGCAGTGACAAACGAGTTAGCCATTGTTGCTGATCCCTCCTAGGGGGTTAGATGACTCGTCCCTGACGCTGACGGATCCGCTTCACTAGCTCGTCTCCGTCAGGTTCGGCATCGCCCCCGACGCTTGTCGGTGCCAGCTTTGGCTCCGGGCGTTGCGATGCGTTGCTGCTGGTGCGGAGCTCGGCGAGCCGCTTGGCTCGCTGCTCAATCTTCTCTTCGTTGTCGGACCCGATGAGGTCCAGGTCTTCCTCGGTGAGGCCGTAGCGCAGGGCGACGCGCAGCGCGGTCGTCTCGCCCGCTAGCCGCTGCTGCTCGCTGCGCAACTCGTCGCGTTCGGCGACAAGCTTTTCCTGCTCGCTCATCTGTTCTTTCTCAAGCTCCTTCGCCTTGTCAGCGAGCGGCTTGAGATCTTCCTTCTCCTTGCGGAGGTTCTGGATCAGCCGCCAGGCGCGCTCCGGGTCGAACTCGTCGTCGGAGCCCCACGGCGGTTTCTCCTCGCTGGTGCCGGCCTGCTCGGCGCTTGCCGGTTCGGCCTGCTCGTCGACGGCGCTAGCCTCGACGGCCTCCACCTGCTCAGTTTGCTCTTCGCTCATCATGCGCTCCTGGCGCTCGACACCACTTGATGCCCTCTGTTACGACCAGCCACCCGGTTCGGCGCGCCACGCTCGACGGAAAGCAGCAAGCTGCGCCTTACTGCCCTTCTCGCTCTTCGCGAACTGGTCATAGATTTCTGCCGCCCGCTTCGCCGTATCGTTGAACGGCTCAAACGACTCGTACAAAGGCTCTGGCTCGCACATGCAGTTGGTGTGCGCCTCGAACCCCGCCGTCTCTTTCGTGTAGACCGGACCGCGGCCAGCGAGCATCGCGCAGAACTCGCAGGCGTCGGCCTCGGGGGCGCGCGCGTAGCCGATTGCCTTCGGATCCGCGTCGACGCTGCGGTGGACCGTCTCGCGTCCGCCCGACAGCATCACGTTTGAGCCCGTGCCCTCAATCCGAGTGAGGGCACGGCTCGATGCCTCCCTGCGGCCCATACCCTTCCGCAGCGCCCTGAACGCAGCCACCCTGCCAGCCGTGGACAGTGCCTGTCGTATCTTGTCGTCCGACGGTTGAGGCGGATGGACGAGCTCTTCGCTGTCGACGCCCATCTCCGTGCGGAAATCGACCATGTACTCCGACGCGCGGTCCGCCGACCGCTTGTGGCCCTCGAGCACCATGCTTGCGAACCTTGCCGCTATCGCGTCGGTGCTCGACTCGATCCGGTCGGAGTCCCAGGCCTCATCGAACACGGAACGCAGCTCACGCCACAGTCGCGCGCGCGCCTGACCCTCCGCCTTGTGCCACTCAAGCGTGATGCGACGCGCCTCACGCGTCGGCATGGCCCTCTAGCTGTCGGGCGATCTCTTCCTCGACCTGCGCGAGCGGGTCGCCTTGCTCGCGGATCGCCTGGGCGCGCTCCACGTCCTGCTGCGTCCACCCCGGGATCATCGGCCACGTCATCTCCGGGGGAACCTGCAAGCCCTCGACCATCTTCGACAGCGCGTCGACCGTCGACGAGAGGGCGCGCGGGTCGGTG